ACTACCCGAAAAACCACAACCAACCCAAGTGATTGGAGGCAGCGACAATGTTGTACGGTAATCAGAACACACATCATGAATCAGCATTAGATGGAGGAGAAAGTAATATGTTAGATCATCTTACTACTACAAACGGTAGGGAAGTATTCTTTAAGGTTTATGAGCAAGACGTAGTAGGTGAAGCTACTGGCTGTGAAGCTTATAAGCATAAGATGTTAACGCGAGGTGACGGTATCTCTGGAGAGGATAGTTTTCTGTCTATAGTAAAGTCTAACTATAGGATAGTAGAGAACGAAGAAATACTTATGCCTCTACAAGAGCAGATGATTAATTACTTTGACCCTACAGTCCTGGCTGATGTTCAGATCAAAGACCACATTGCCAAAGATGGTGCTGTATGTTTCTCGGAGTATATCTTTCCTAGTGTAAAGAAACCTGTCGAGACAGACACCGGACATAAAACAAATATGATGCTTCGATTTATTCTAAAGAATACTTTTAATGGATCATCCTCTGTTGTCTTTTATGGTGGGTTAATAGATGCTTTCTGCACCAACGGTATGATCTTAGGTGACTACGATGTGACTAGGCGTAAGCACACAAAGAACTTTACTATAGATGGTTTCATGAAAGCCTTTGATGATTGCATGGTTAACTATAAAAATGTAGCAGATACATATCAAAAATGGGCTGACACTAAGATTAGTTACAAACATGACGTACCTCTCTTGTTTTCTAAACTCACTAACAACCAAGACCCTAAGAAGAAAAATACTTTAGCGGATAGGTTGTATGCTCAATGCATAGATGAGGTTACTAATCGAGGTAATAATTTGTTTGCTGTAACNTCAGCCATGACACACTATGCTAGTCACAATGANAATAGGTTCCCATTGCGTAGCAACGCTGACAATGATAGCTTATTTAAGCGGCAAGAAACTGTACGCAAATGGTTTAACTCTAAAACATTTGAGGAGTTTCTTGAAGCAGCATAATAACAATTAGATTAGAAAGGAAGTTGAAATGGTTTATGATTATAAAACCCATGAGGAAATTCCATCTTACATGAAGGATTATATTCTAGGTGTCGCTGACTGTGTTGCTATAGAGCAGTTAGACTTAGACGACATCAACGACTTTCTAAATGGTCTTGAGGAGTGGGCTAGTGATGATCAAGATTACATCCATACTACTCTAAGAACCATTCACTAGTTGTCAGGGGCAGGTTTATTTAAGACAATAAGCCTGTCCCTTCTACCCACCTTCCCACTAGTACACATAAACACAATGGAGAGCCACCATGAAAAAGATTAGAATTGGAGAGGAAGTTTTCTTAAAGTACGAAAGAGAGAATCATGATTGGAAACATGAGGGTAGTAAAGGTGCAGCAAATATTCCTTATATATCTTTATACAGAGATAACTTAGACCACCCACCATCTAGAGTAAGTAGTGTGTCTTTAAAGAAATTAATTCTTGGTTCTTTAAATTTAAAATCATTTAAAAGTATAAGTCAGAAAGAAATAGAAGATGTTATTAAAGATTTAAAAAAGATACAAGAAGACTTAGAACGGTATCTTAGTGATGACTATCCTGAGTTTGGCTTCGGAGATAATACATAATGAGTTATAATCTAAGCACAGTAATAAGAGACTTATCTCTCAGCGGTAAGGAGAATAAATTAATAGCCCCGGATAAAATTAAGACAGGGTTACTTAAAATAATGGAAGACGATAAGGAGAACGATGCTTACATCATAGCAACCCTTAACGAAACACTAGATAAGGTAAACGATATTGTTTTTCTAAGCCTTGCACAAGAACAAAAGCTACACGACTTAGCTACAAGAATACAAGTATTGAGAGATGAGGTGCTTAAAATTCATAGAGACAGGTAAGTAAGATGGATGAGAAATCAACTATAAAAATTTTGAAAGAGCAAATATCACAGATGACTTCTGCTACTTACTCGCACTATAAAAGAATAGCAGAGTTAGTAGAAGAGAACGAATACCTAAGAAAGAGAGTAAATTATTTAGATAATAAACTAGAACAAATATCAGATAGGAGACTAAATGAAAGTTGAACTTATAAATAAATTGGGAGATGATCTTACAGTTGTTGATGCGGCAAGGGTTTCTTTTGACAAGCAGTCTGAGTGGAAGAAGGACATAAACTCTCCACCAACTGATAAAGAACTTTATGAGAAAGATATAAAGCTAATTAAATACTTAGCTAGACACGACCACTTCACTCCATTCACTCATTGTTCTATAACTTTAAGAGAAACTGTACCTATATTTGTTGCGAGGCAAAGATTTAAACACACGGTCGGTTTTACTTACAACGAAGTGAGTAGAAGATATGTGGATAGTGATCCTGAATTTTATTCTCCTGATATATGGAGGTTTAGGGCAGACAATATCAAGCAAGGTTCTGATAAAGAAGGTGTTTTAGATGAACGGTTAGATAGAAAGATTTGGTTTGTTGATGGGGTTTCTCGCGCCATAGATCAAACTACAAGCACTCCAAAAGAAATATACTATACATGCATGAAAACTTACGAGGCATTGTTAGCATTAAATATCTGTCCTGAACAAGCGAGAATGGTTTTACCACAAGCAATGTATACAAGTTATTATGTTACGGGTTCACTAGCTGCATTTGCTAGAGCATATAATCTACGAAGTGAAGACACGGCACAACAAGAAATTAAAGAGTTGGCTACAGAATGGGATAAAATAATTAGCAAGTTGTTTCCTGAAAGCTGGGAAGCATTGACAAATAATAACAATAAAGAGGTAGTTAACTAATGGCTACAAGAAAAACTAAAGAATTAAAAACTAAATCTGAAATGAAAAGACACATGAAAACAAGTATAGGTAATTCAATTAATACTAGTCCTAAAAGTAAACATAAAAAAAGGGATTGGAAAGCGTATCGTGGACAGGGAAAATGAAACATCTGTGGGAAAAAGATAGAAAAACAATTTATAGAGAACTATTAGATTTATATCTTGATGAAGGCTATTCTAAAAAAGAAGCTAGACGATTAGCGACGGAGGAGACGGATGAAATAAAAGCTGGTGACTTTTCTTTTGTGTCTAACATCATGGATGAACAGGAAGATTGTTAAGATTTTATATACAGCTCTCTCATACGTGAATAATTTTTTAAGCTATTGATTTTAATATATAAAAATAAATTATTGATTAAGTTTTTTAAATATGTTATTTAGTTATTCACCACTAGCTAAGAGGAAAGCATGGACAACGAAGAGAACGTATTGATTGAAGCACATAGGTCGTGCGATAGTTGCGGTTCATCAGATGCAAGAGCGTTGTACTCTGATGGACATGAGTATTGTTTTAGTTGTCAAACAAGATTTGAAGGCGAAGGAGATTACCCTATCATGTCTAAACCTATCACCACTAATGTCACCCCATTAAAATCTACTGAAGGAACAATAGCTTCAATACCTGATAGAAAGATAGCTTCTAACACTTGTAAAAAATACAATGTTAGAGTAGTTAAAGATCAAGAAGGTAATATAACAAAACATCGTTATCCTTATTATGATGTTAAAGGTAACCACATTGCTGACAAGGTTCGTATCGTAGAGACAAAAGACTTTCCAACAGAGCCGGTAGGAGCATTAGGTAAGGCTGTTCTGTTTGGTCAGAACCTTTTCAGTTCTGGTGGTAAATACGTTACAATTTGCGAAGGCGAGTTGGATGCCTTGTCTGCATTTGAAATGCTTGGAAGCAAATGGCCTGTGTTGTCTATCAAGAATGGTGTTCATTCTGCATTCAAAGATTGTAAGGCTAACTTAGAATACCTTTCAAAGTTTGATAATGTAGTCTTGTGTTTTGATGCGGATGACAAGGGAAAGAACGCATCACAACAAGTAGCCACACTGTTCGAGCCAAACACTTGCCGCATTGTTAACATGACTGATGGTAAGGATGCGTCCGAATACCTACAGGGTGGCAAGCGTGAACAGTTTTCCCAAGCATGGTGGAACGCCAAAGTCTACACCCCCGCCGGTATCCTTAATCTGGCTGACATGGGTGATGGCCTGTACGATGAAGGTGAGTACAAGACTTGTCTGTATCCATTCGAGGGTTTGAATGAGAAGCTGTATGGTATTCGTACAGGTGAGCTAGTAACATTCACGGCGGGTACAGGTACTGGTAAGTCCAGTGTCATGCGTGAACTTATGCATCATGTACTGAACAACACAGAAGAAAACATTGGCGTGATATCTTTGGAAGAGAATGTCAGGTCCACCATCTTCCACCTCATGTCAGTCGAGGCGAACGCTAGGCTGTACATTCGAGAGGTGCGTGACCAGTTTAGCATGAGTGACTTACGCACTTGGCAGGACGCAACGGTAGGCACTCGTAGATTCTTTGCCTTCGATCACTTTGGAAGCATGAAGACTGATGAGATACTATCCCGTGTACGTTACATGGTGAAAGCGTTAGACTGTAAGTGGATATTCTTGGATCACTTATCAATCCTGGTGTCTGGTCTGGAAGGTGATGATGAACGTAGGAACATTGATAATCTGATGACCAAGCTAAGATCGATTGTCGAGGAGACAAACGTAGCAATGCTTCTTGTCTCCCACCTACGCCGCGCACAAGGCGACAACGGCCATGAGAATGGTAGAGAGGTTAGCTTGTCACACCTTAGAGGTAGCCAGAGCATAGCGCAGCTTAGTGATGCAGTGGTGGCTATGGAGCGTGACCAACAGTCTGATGATCCTAACATAGCCAACACAACAACCATCAGAGTATTGAAGAACAGGTATGCGGGAGATACAGGTGTAGCTTCTCACTTATTCTTTAACAAAGATACGGGAAGGTTGACAGAGGTACACAATCTAGGTGATGATCCAGAAGGAGATAGTTCAGATAAAGAACTTTAACTACATGGTGGAGTGACTATGAAAAAAATAATTCATGTAAACATGCATGTCATTCGTAAAAATAAAAAGAAAAGAGATGCGAAATGCAGGGAGCATTATTGTGTTTCCTTCTTTTATGTGGCATCAAATAACTCCAGTTAAGTACGGCGACAGATATTCTATTGTCTGTTGGTACAAAGGACCACAATTTATGTGAGGGATTATGTTACAGTCATTAAAAAATATTACTAAGGATATTAAATTAAAAGAAAAAGAGTTAAGTGGACGACCTGTTGGGATTNTTCTGTNNCATCAGCAAANAGTTCGGAGCTATTTAACGAACTAAATAAAATAGATGAGCGGTTAGAACAGNACTTAATCTATTATAGAAAAACAATTATAGATATATTAGATGATGTTAATTCTATTAAGTTTTTAAATTTAAATCAGGAACGGTCCTTACATAAAGTAGCAACACAATTAAATGTTTTGTTTGACGAAATAACTGCATCGCAGGATTCATAAAATGGATGACTTAGATATTTTAAAAAGAAATGTACTTGAGTTGAATACACAATTATTT